GAGCGCCGATCTCGACGGTGTGCAGCGTGCGGGAGGCGCGCAGCGTCCAGTCTCCGCGAGCCTCGCGGTCCATGCGCTGCGCGAGGTCGATCAGGGCGTCGAGCTGCTCGGAGGTGATGTCCTCCTCGGTCGGCGTCGTGACCATGCGGACGTGGACGCCGCGCTCGTACCAGCTGACCGCGTGCGGGGAGACGCTCGCGCCCTCGGGGAAGGGCGCAGCGCCAAACAGCACGAGCCGCCCGGGGTGGACGATTGATCCGGTGGCGCGCAGGAGGGCCGACGCGTCGAGGGCGATGTCGAGGATGGGGTGCCACGGTGTCATGCACTACCTGTATACGGTGGACCCTTAGATCGTCAACGTGCGTTGACTTCTTTTTCTTTCCGAGGTACAGGTAGGGCATGGAACCGAGAGACACCATCCTTCGCCTCGCGGCGGTCCACAACGTCAGCAGGCGCGCTGTCGTGCGCGGCTTCAACGACCACACGGGGCGCGAGTCCCGTGCGCGCGTCCACTACTACTACAACGGCGAGCGTTCGCCCGATCCCGAGGGCGCGGCGGTGCTGTGCGCGATCCTCGGCCTGTCGGCGCCCGAGTGTCTCGAGCTCTACGAGGCGTGCGGCATCCCGACGCCCGACGCAGTCTGGGAGGCGGTACATGGACAGCGATAGCGATCTGCTACTCCTTGATCAGCGGTGGGACGCCATCCGGGTACAGATCGACAGGTGGCGCAAGCGCATGCGCGATCGGTACGCCGACGATCGCACTCAGGAGTGGTGGTGTACGCAGGTACACCTCGCGCGGGCTCAGGAGCGGGAGCGGGTGATCGAGTACCTCAAGGCGCGCGGACACCTGTCGCTCGCGGCGGGCATCATGGCGGGCGACCACGAGGAGGGGCCGTGAAGTACCTGTCGGTCTGCTCTGGCATCGAGGCTGCGACGGTCGCTTGGCACCCGCTCGGGTGGGAGCCTGCGGCGTTCTGCGAGATCGAAGCCTTCCCATCTGCTGTGCTCGCGCACCGATACCTCAACGTGCCCAACTACGGCGACTTTACGAGGCTCACCGATGCAGCTCACCCTATTCACGACGCTGGCATCGACCTCCTCGTCGGAGGCACTCCCTGTCAAGCCTTCTCCGTCGCAGGACTCCGACGCGGATTTGCCGACCCTCGAGGTGGCCTTACGCTGGAGTTCGTCAGACTGGCGCAGGCACTACGCCCGAAGTGGATCGTCTGGGAGAACGTCCCCGGCGTCCTGTCACAAGACGGAGGACGGGCGTTTGGAGCCTTCCTCGGGGCGCTGGGGGAGCTGGGGTATGGGTGGGCCTATCGAGTCCTGGACGCGCAGTGGTTCGGAGTGGCCCAGCGCCGCCGGCGTGTGTTCGTTGTCGCATGTTCTGCAGGCGACTCAGGACGTGCCGCAGCGGTTCTTTTTGAGCCCGAAGGCGTGCGCCGGGATCCTCCGACGCGCGGAGAAGCGGGGCAAGGTGCTTCCGCCGATGCTGGAGAGGGCGCTGCGGCAGGTGGCGGGGAACGCGGAGCCGGACGAGACGGAGGAGTAGAGGCGCAGACCATCGCGCACGTTGACGTGGTCGGCACCCTGAGCGACGGCGCCCACAACGGCGGCGGGTTGAACGGACAGGACGCGTACACGGGGCGCATCCTGCCCGTCGCGTTCGCGCAGAACAGCCGCGACGAGGTCCGGCTGCTGAACGGCGACGGAGCGCTCGCCGGAGCGCTCTCTGCCGAGCATGGGACGCACCAGACCACCTATGTTGCACAGCCCGTCGTGCCCTACGATCTGTTCCAGGTCACCGCTCCGATCAACCGGCAGAACCGAGACACGACGAGTCCGTGCCACACGCTGGCGCGGGACAACGCAGCGCATGCGGCTGTCGTGCAGCCCCTCGCCTTCCATCCGACACAGGATCCGATCTACTCGACGGACGGAAGCACCCATTGCATGGGCATCGGTACGAAGAGCGGACACGCGACGATCGGTGTCATGCAGTCAATGGCCGTCCGTCGTCTCACGCCGCGAGAGTGCGAGCGTCTCCAGGGCTTCCCCGATGACTACACCAAGATCTCGTGGAAGAAGAAGCCCGCCGACGAGTGCCCGGACGGGCCTCGGTACAAGGCGCTGGGAAACAGCATGGCCGTGCCGGTCATGCGCTGGATTGGCGAGCGGATCGCCACGGTGGAGAAGGTATGACAGCGGTACTCGGCATTGACCCCGGCCTCGACGGGGCGCTCATCGTGATCGCGCACGGACGCGTTGTGGAGCAGTGCTGTACGCGTGACCTCTGCCCTGACGGCTACGTGCCTGAGCAGATGGACGGGCTGGTAGGCCAGTGGTGCGCCGATCACGGCGTCACGGTGGCCGTGCTGGAGCGCGTGGCGTCTCGCCCGGGGCAAGGTGTCGCGTCGATGTTCCGCATGGGGTACGGCGTCGGCCTCTGGCGTGGGATCCTCGCTGGGCGTGTGCCGCACGTCATCGAGCCTACGCCGCAGTCCTGGCAGCGCACGATCCTGCGCGACATCCCCGGCGAGGGGAAAGCACGGTCGATCGCTCGAGCGGCGCAGCTGCCCGGGCTGAACCTGACGCCGGGGCGGCGCCGCAAAGCCCACGACGGGCTCGCCGATGCTGCGTGTCTGGCGCTGTATGGAGGGGAGCAGCGATGAGGGCGCGGATCATGGTAGGCGACTGCCGCGACAGCATGGCAACGCTCGAGGCCGAGAGCGTGGACGCTGTTGTCTGCGATCCGCCCTACGAGCTCGGCTTCATGGGCCGTAAGTGGGACGCGAGCGGGATCGCCTACGACCTGGAGGTGTGGCGGGAGGCGCTGCGCGTGCTGAAGCCGGGAGGGCATATGCTCGCCTTCTCAGGGTCGCGGACCTATCACCGCATGGCGTGCGCCATCGAGGACGCCGGGTTCGACGTGCGCGACCAGATCATGTGGCTCTACGGGAGCGGGTTCCCGAAGTCGCTGGACGTGTCCAAGGCCATCGATAAGGCGGCGGGTGTAGCCTTCGAAAGTCGGCCGGCCTCCGGCGTAGGCTTCATGGGTCCAGACGGTCCCGGTGGATACAACGTCACGAAGAACCAGCTGTCAAGAACGGGAGAAAGTACCGACGACGCCCGCCGCTGGTGCGGTTGGGGAACCGCCCTAAAGCCAGCGCACGAACCGATCTGCATGGCGCGCAAGCCGCTGGTCGGGACCGTCGCGGCGAACGTGCTGCGGTACGGTACGGGGGCGATCAATGTGGATGGGTGTAGGGTTGGTGGTGGCGAGGTGCGCCGCATGGCAGGCGATAAGGAACGGCCGAAGTCACAAAGCATCGGTGCATTCGCTGGAGTCGAACCATACGACACGACAGCAGTCCGCTGGCCTGCTAACGTCCTCCACGACGGCAGCGACGAGGCGACCGAGGGGCTACGCGACGCGGCACGGTACTTCTACACGGCGAAGGCGAGTGGAGAAGACCGCGACGAGATGCTGGGAGACGTGCCGAAGAACGTGCACCCGACCGTCAAGCCTACCGACCTGATGCGCTACCTCGTGCGGATGGTCACGCCGCCCGGTGGCCTCGTGCTGGACCCGTTCACCGGGTCAGGCTCCACCGGCCGCGCGGCCATGCTCGAGAGCATGCGGTTCGTCGGGTGCGAACTGTCGCCCGAGTACGCGGAGATCGCACGGGCGCGCATCCGGTTCACCCTCGGGCCGCTGTTCGCGCACCTCGTCGAGTAACTTTTTTCATCCTGCTCCTTGCACTCGATACATGGTGCGTTATTCAAGGTGTGTCGGGCGGCGATGAAGCCGACGACGAGAAGGAGCAACACAATGAAGATCTTCCACGACATCGCCCTGGCCGAAGACACCTTCGCGGACGACGGCGGCTACCTCATGCGTGAGCATCAACCGACGCTGCGCGGCTGCGAGACGATCTACGTCGTCTACGATCACGAAACGGCGATCGACTGCGGCTACTCGGACGAGTACCTCGCAGCGACCGAGGCGAACGGCTTCCGCAACTTCCGCGTGCGCGCATGAGTCACGGTGGACCTCGTGCCGGCGCTGGCCGGCCTCGTACTTGGACGACGAAGCCTGTCGCACGTACCCTCCGCATGTCGGAAGAAGCGTGGGCGACCCTCGACGCGCTGACGATCGTGCTGGGGTCCAGCACGTCGCAGGCGGCAGCTGCCGCGATCATGATCGCAGCAGAGGACATCGGCCTGCGGCGTAAGTTGGCGAAGGCTGACCTCGCGACAGTTCCTGAGTAATCCCTTGCAACAATTCCCTCCTGTGTTACGCGTGACACACAGGAGGGATGATGGAGCGTCATCTGACAGTTCGGGTAGAAGGATCGGAAGTGGAGCGCGCGGATCGGCTGGCTTTGCAGAGCGCCACGACGCGCAGTGATGTCGTGCGCGCGGCGCTGGTCGAGGGGCTTCGGCTTCTCGAGCAGCGCATTGCTGCGCCCGTCGAGGCCATCGAGGCGGCACGTCGCGTCGTGCTGGGAGGTGCGGAATGATGCGCCTCCATGCCATGCGCTACGCCGAGCGAAAGCAGTGGAAGGTCTTCCCGCTCCAGGTGCGATCGAAGGTGCCGGCGACCGCGCACGGGTTCCACGACGCCAGCGCCGACGTGGACGCGATCCGCGAGGCGTGGGGCGAGCGAGACTACAACATAGGGCTCGCATGCGGCCCCGATAGCGGCGTGTTCGTGCTGGACGTGGACGCGGATCCTCCGAAGGGCGGCGGGCTCACGGGACCGGAGGCGCTCGAGCGCCTCGAGGCGATGCACGGCGAGCTGCCGCCGACGATGCGCGTGAACACGGGCAACGCCGGGTGGCATCTCTACTTCAACTTCCCGAAGGAACGCAACCTGCGGAACCGTGCCCGCATCCACCTCGACGGCGAGAAGACGGGCCTCGATTGTCGTGCGGAGGGCGGCTACGTCGTGCTGCCGCCAAGCATCCATCCTGACACGGGCGAGACGTACCGCTGGCAGATGGATCGGCGCACGATCTACGACGCGCCTGAGTGGCTGCTTGACCTGCTGGACCCGCCGAAGAAGGTCGCAGCGCAGGCGCCGAGTCGGCCTGTCGAGACGCGCGCTGTAGCGCCTGTGGAGGGCGCTGCGATGGAAGCCTACGGTGCAGCGGCGCTCAAGCACGCCGCAGCGCGTATCCGCAACGTGGGCGACGGCAGCCGCCACGACGCGATCTACCGCGAGGCTGCTGGCATCGGGGAGCTCGTTGCAGGAGGCACCATCGACGTCACCGAGGCGGAGCGCGTCCTCGTGGAAGCTGGCCTCGCCATCGGGAAGGGACTCGCGGAGGTGCAGCGCACGGTGCGCGACGGACTGTCGAAGGGAGGACTCCAGCCGCGAGTTCCTGCACCGCGCCCCATGCCAGGCACGGCGCCCGCGCCGGACGGTGGCGTCTACCGTCCCACGGACGCAGGGAACGCCCAGCGCCTCGCGGATCGGTACGGCATGGACGTGCGCTGGTCCTCGGGCGTGCAGGGCGACGGATGGCTCGTATGGGATGGAATGCGCTGGGCGCCGGACACGATGCAGGAGGTGGATCGGTTCGCTCTTGCGGTCGCTGACGAGGTCGTGCGCCATGCCGAGGCCGTCGAGGTGCAGCTGCGACAAGCGCAAGCCTCCGCGAGCGATCCTCCGCAGCCAGCCGAGGCCCGAAGGATCAATGATCTGCGGCAGGAGCATCGGACGTGGGCCATGTGGGCGCGACAGAGCGAGATGCAAGGACACCTGCGTGCGTGCCAGGTAGTTGCGCGCCAGCGCCTCGCCGTCGATCAGGAGCGCCTCGACGCCGACGATTGGATCATCAACACGCCGAGCGGCATGGTCGATCTGCGCTCGGGCAGCACGATCGAGCATGACCGCGAGGCGCTTTGCACGAAGGTTACGGGCGCAGCGCCGGCAGGGGCGTGCCCGACGTGGATCGCGTTCCTCACGCGCATCATGGGCGGCGATCCTGAGATGGTCGCGTTCCTACAGCGTGTCGTCGGCTACTGCCTGACGGGCAGCACCCGCGAACAGGCCATTTTCATCCTCTACGGCAACGGCAGCAACGGGAAGTCCACCTTCCTGGACACGATCCGTGCCGTCCTCGGGGACTACGTGATGCACGCTCGCGCCGAGACGTTCATGCGCGATCAGCGCGGTGGAGGGATCCCCAACGATATCGCAGCCCTCCGAGGCGCCCGTGTCGTCACGGCGTCCGAGCCTGAGCAGGGCGAGCAGCTGGATGAGTCGCTGGTCAAGGAGATGACGGGAGACGCCGCCATCACTGCGCGGTTCATGCGCGGCGAGTTCTTTACGTTTCGTCCTCGGTTCAAGGTGCTGCTCGCCACGAACCATCGCCCCGTCATCCGAGGAACGGATCACGGCATCTGGCGCCGCATCCGGCTCGTGCCGTTCACCGAGACGATCCCCGACGAGGAGAAGGACCGCGAGCTGCCCACAAAGCTCCTCGCGGAGCGTGACGGCATCCTCGCGTGGGCCGTTGAAGGATGCCTCGCGTGGCAGCGGGACGGGCTCGCCGCCCCGGAGGCCGTCGTCAACGCAACGCAGGACTACCGAGAGGACATGGACATCCTCGCGGAGTTCATCTCGGAGAAGTGCTACCGCACGGGAACGGTGAAGAACGAACACCTCTACGCCGCCTTCAGCGCATGGCAGCAGGCCAACGGCGAGAAGCCACGGGCTCATCGGTGGCTCACTCGGACGCTCCAGGAGCGCGGGTTCGCCCAGGCCAAGAGCCGCGTGAACGGACGCCGCTGGGAGGGACTGTCACTTCGGGAGGAGGAGACCCGGATCCGTGAGGTGCCGAGGACGACCTACTACTGAGGACACTTCTTGGGACACTTCCTACCCCTCTACGATGAGCCTACTGACTGCATTGGGACACTAGGACACTTCTTTTCCAACATCATTCCAGTATACGGAACACCCTATGGATAAGTCACATACGTATATATGGTCCGATGATACCCGCACTGAAGTGTCCTAGTGTCCCAACGCCGCTGGCAGGCGCATCGTAGAGGGGGGTGAAGTGTCCCACGATCTGTCCTACGACCGAGAAACACGTCAACATGTGTGGCGAGCGATGAAGCCGCCGAGGGAGACAGTATGACCCCGTTCGTTCGATGGATCTTCCGTCAGGCGAAGCGCGCCGACAACAACGACCGAGACGACATCGTGGCGGACTTCTGCTGCGATGCACGGCGCGACCCCAACTTCCCGCGCACGGCGACGATCACGGCGATCCGAAAGTACATGGAACGCTACCCCTACTACGCGAGGGAAGCCTTCGAGGAGGCGCGGGTGGAGTACCGTGATCACAACCGCGCTCGTGCGCGAAGGGATGACCGATGAAGGGCGAGAAGCAGGAACCGCCGACGCTGCTCGCGGTCTGCCCGGGCGCCGGCCTCTATGGTTCGCGTGACTCGCTGATCATGCTCCACCGGCGCGGCGTGGCGTCTCGAGATCCTGAGGACGCCGCAGCATGGTGGCATGTCAACGTGGAGCATGTGGTCATGGTCGGCGCGAACCAGGACGGCGGATCCTACGTGACGCTCTCGCACGGACAGATCGAGACGGATGCACCTGTCGAGGATGTCGTGTGGGCGATCAACTTCCGCCTCGGAGAGCTGCGCCAGTGGAGGAAGGCATGAGCAAGGTCGTGTATACCGAGCGGACCCCCCGGGACCGCGCCAGCCC